AACATAACAGTTTTAGGAACAAAAGAATTAAATGATTTGTTTATGCAATTACCTAAACAAGTTAAGAAAAATTCTATTTGGCAAAAGTTTTGGAGAAAAAACAGTAAGCCATTTATTGAAGGTGCAAAATCAAATCTTAATGGTTTGACTGGGCAACAGAATCAAAAGGATGTAAAAAGAACTGAACAATTAAAAAAGAGTATTGGATATTTTACAACAAGAGCAAGTAAAAAATATTTAGGTGGTTTTGTTGGTCCAAGAGTAAAAGGTAGATTTAAAAGTAAAGATAAGAGTGGTTATTATGGAGCTTGGATTGAATATGGTAGTGAAGTTAAATTTGGTGGAAGAGGTTATGGAACAGATCAGCCATTTATAAAACCAGCTTGGCAAAGTGCATATTTAAAAGTAACACAAAACTCAATGAATGATGCTGAGTTTGTTATGGCAAAAGCAATAAAAAGTCATGAAAGAAAGTTGCAGAAATATGGTAAATTTGGATATTAAATGGAAATAGGAAAAGCAATATATAATATTTTATCAACTAATAGTGCTGTTAGTACATTGGTAGGAACAAGAATATTTCCAAATGTTGCTCCACAAACAACAACATTTCCTTTTATTATTTATGATGTTAATGGAGTTCAGCCAAATGATACAAAAGATGGAGCATCAACATTAGATACAAATGATGTAATGATTTCTTGTTATAGCGAAACTTATTCACAAGCATCTGATTTAGCTCAGAAGATTAGAGTTGCAATGGATAGAATTAACGAGGGAACATATGGAGGGGAACAAATACAATCAAGTCAATTTCAAAGCTATAATGATATTTTTGATGATACAAGTGGTGATGCTGGAATTTATAGAAAGGCTTTAGATTTTGAAATTAGACAAATTAATCCGACAAGTTAAAAGAAAATAATATGAAAATAAAATTAAGTAAAAATTGGAGGTATGCTGGTCAAGTAATTATGGCTGGAACTGAAATGGAAATAAAGAATGAAGAAACTATTGCTTTTTTAAAAGAGAATGGTTACTTAAAAGAAAAAAAAGAAAAAAAGGCAAAACAAAAAGTTGCCGAAGAAAATAATTAATTAATATAAAAAAGAAAAAAAATGCCTATTTTAAATGGAACTGAAATAAAAGTTTATAGTACTGGAACAACTAATCTTGTTGCATTTGCTCAAAACTGTACGTTGAATGTTAATCATTCACCAAGAGAAATTACAAACAAAGAATCAAATGGATTTAAAGAAATTTTAGAAGGATTAAGAGATTTCTCAATTGATATTGATGGTGCTTATGCTTGGACAGATGCACAAAGCACACCAGCAGCTTTAACAAATGGAGCTGATGACTTAATACAAACAAATATATTAGCTAACAGATTAAAAGTTGATTTTATATTTGGTGATACTGCTGGAGGTACTGGGTCACATGATGTAAGTTATTCTGGTAGTGGTTTTATCACATCTGTAAGTTTAACTGGTGGAACAGAAGATACTGCAACTTATTCTCTTTCTATTGAGGGAACTGGTGTATTAGCTCAATCAGTACAATAATAACTTAGGTGAGGAGCTTTGGTACTTTTGTTTAGTACCATTGCTCCAATCCTTACTAAACTAAACAAAAAATGAATTATACTTTTATAGAAATAAATAAAGAAAAACTACCAATTAAATTTGGTTTTAATGCATTGAGAAAATATTCATCTAAAACAAATACATCATTGCAAGATTTAGATAAACTTGGTGTGGACATGACATTAGATGATGCATTGACTTTAATATATTGTGGCATTGAAGATGGACATAGAGCTGCAAAACAAGATTGTGATTTAAGTGTTGATGATTTGGCTGATTTGATAGATGGTGATTTTGATAGTATTGGTAAAGCTATGGAAATATTGGCTGAACAAATGGGAGGTAATACTGGAAAAAAGCAGAAAGCCAAGAAGAAATAGAGGCTCTTACTTGGCAGAGATTAGAGAGAATTGCTTTTGGACAGTTAGGCATGGGAGTAAATGAGTTTTATGATTACTTGCCTAAACATTTTTGGAATAAGTTGGATGGCTTTTATGAGCTTGAGAATATAAGGGAACGAAGTAAGTGGGAAAGAACAAGATGGCAAACTACTTTATTACTTAATATTCAAATGGCAAAAGGTAAAAAAATAAAGCCAACTGATTTGATTGAGTTTGAGTGGGATAAAAAGAATAAGAAAATAGATTACGAGAAATTGAAAGCAAAAGCTGAATATATTAAAAAAATGAGTGAGCATGGCAAATAAGAGTGTTGGTTTATTAACTATTGCATTTGGAGCTGATTTAAGAGGCTTTGATAAAGCAATGAAAAAGGCTCAAAGAAGTATCAAAAAATTTGGTACATCTATGAAAAATACTGGGCAAAATTTAACAAGAAATTTAACTTTGCCATTAGCTGCATTTGCAGCTGCATCTGTAAAAGCATTTGATACACAAGCAAAAGCTGAAATAAAATTACTTACAGCTTTAAAAGGTCGTGAAGATATACAACAAAGATTAATTGCTCAAGCAAAAGAATTACAAACAAAAACATTATTTGGTGATGAGGAAACAATAGCTGCACAAGCAATGTTAGCTACAATGGGATTAGAAGAACAAGCTATAAAAGAGTTGATTCCTTTAGTTCAAGATATGGCTACAGCCAAAGGAATGGATTTAGTTGGCGCTGCTGATTTAGTTGCAAAATCTGTAGGGAGTAGCACAAACGCATTAAGTAGATATGGAATAACAATAACTGGCGCTGTTGGTAGTCAAGAAAGATTAAATACAGCAACACAAGCCTTAAATAGAGCTTTTGGAGGTCAAGCTGAGGCAATTGCAAAAGTAGGAGCTGGATCATTAGTTCAATTAAAAAATCAATTTGGTGATTTAATGGAAGATATTGGTCAAAAACTTTTGCCAATGATTATAAAGCTGGGTAATAAATTAAAAAATTTAGTTGAATCATTTACAAGTTTAGATAGTGATACTAAAGATGTTATTATTACAGTTGGAATTTTAGCTGGTGCTATGGGTCCATTATTATTAATTGCTGGACAATTAACTATTGCATTTGCAGCTCTTTTTTCTCCTGGTGGTTTAATTTTAATGGGGATTATTGCTCTTGGAGCTGGTTTAGTTTTTATTGCTGATAATTTTGAGGCTTTAAAAGAAAGATTATCAGATTGGACATGGTGGAAAAATGCTTTAATACAAGCATCACAATGGGTTGTTGAGTTTAGTCCAATAAGTTTATTAATAAAAGGTTTTAATGAATTATTAAAGTTTTTAGGAAGGACAGAAATAACTAATCCATTTGAAACTTTAGCTGATGAATTAGGGGATTTAAAAGATGATACAGTTGAATATAAAACAGAATTTGGGAGTTTTGGAAGAGCAATTGAGAATGCATCTAATAAAGCATTTGAGGCCTTAAAAAAACTTTCTAAAGGTTTTGATTTTGGTGGGGGAAAAAATAAAAATTTAGACAATGGACAAATTCCTTTTTTAAGTGCAATTGATCCACAAAAATTTATTGGTCCATTAAATCAAGTTGGTGAAACAATAGCTGAACTTACACAAAAACAAAAACAGTTTAATGCTGCTATGGGAATGTTTGAAAACATTATGACAAGTGCCATGACAAGTGCAGCTTATAGTACAGAAGGTTTTTTTAAATCTTTTATGAATAACATAAAAATAGCTATTAAACAATTATTAGTTCAATTGGCTGTTATAATGGCAATCAAACTTTTATTAGGTGATGCAACTACTGTTAAAGCTGCATTTGATTTAGCTAAAGCAAAAATTTTAGACGTTCCAAAAATGGCTAATGGTGGATTATTTACTGGAGCATCATTGGCATTAGTTGGTGAGGGTGTGGGTACATCGGCTTCAAATCCGGAGGTCGTGGCTCCATTAGATAAATTAAAAGGAATGATAAATGGTGGAGGTAGTCAGCAAGTTGAGGTTTATGGTAGAATAAGTGGAAACGACATTTTTATAAGTAATCAGAGAGGAAGTTTAAACAGACAAAGATCAGTTTAATATATGGCATTTGCTAAACAGTATTTTTCATCATATAAAAGTAATAACAACTTAGATTATTATTTAGAAATTTGGGTAGATGGATTTGATTCTTCTGCAACTGAAATTTCTGTTGGGGCTGGAGGTCCAGTTATATCTTATGAAACAGACCAAGAGGATAGGTTTTCACCAATTTTAAGTTCACAATGTGTATTGCCTTTTGTTGTAAAAAATACATCATTACAAGCTTTTATTCAGTTGCTGAGAACAACATATCAAGAAAGGCAAGTTTATCTACATTTATACAGAGCAACATCAGATACTTATACAACAACAAAACCAATTTGGTCTGGATTTTTAGTTATGGATTTGGGAAGTGGAGAAGATGTTTCTTTTCCTTATGAGCAAAAACTAACTTTTGTTGATGGCTTATCTTTATTAAAAGATATTGATTTTGTTGATTTATCCAATGAAGGCTCTTCTACTAATATTCAAGGAAGTTATACGCAAGATAATATGTATTATGGTCCAGCTATATATACATTTTGGATTAAAGAAATATTGGCAAAAGCTGGTTGTGCAATAAGTGGTGTTAATGGTCAAGGTGTTTCAATAGATTATGGATTTACAACAGCTGTTAATTGGTACAATGCTGACATGCAAAATACTAATCAAGGAAGTGATCCATTAGGATTAACTCAATGTGTTGTTTCTATGTTTCATAATAAAAATGACCAAGATGTTTTTACTCCAGAAAATTGCTATACTGTTTTAAAACAATTATTGAGACATTGGGGTGCAAGAATTACTTATTGGAAGCATGAGTTTTGGATTGTACAAATACCAGAATACATTCAAGACGAAAGTGGATTAATAGATAATCCAGATAATATAAACTCAAGACAATATAATAGGTTTGGAACATTAACTGGAAGTCAAGACCATTTAGGTGATACATATTACACAAGATATGAGCAAACAATACAAGGCAATCAAGTAAGTAAACTGGTTGGGACTAAGTATAATTACTTACCAATGATTCATAATGCAGAAGCTGATTTTTTAAGTTTTGCATCTAAAAATTATTATGGTGGTTTTCCTTATGGAGTAAGTGCTGAATCTCAAGAGATATTTCAAGGCACAATTATTGATCCATCAACAGCTAATTTCTTATGGTTGTCAGTCCCTTTAAACTGGACATGGGATATGACTGGTTCAAGCCTTACAGATGGACATGAAAAAGGATGGTGGTGTTCTTTAAGATTTAATTTTTATGCAAGTAATGGCACAACAACTTATTATTTACAATATGATTCAAGTAATGGTGGCTCATATTTTTGGGTTGATTCTGCCAATTGGACTCCTTTAGGTAATGCATCACCAAAATACATAATCAAATCAAGAAGTTTAACTGAAACAAATTATATTGGATTCCAAGAAAACATTCCTTTTGTAGATAGTTCTGGAAGTGCTATTGCAATGACTGGAGCATGGAGTTTCTTTTTAGATATTGAAGATTTTGCAAATCAAAGTAGTAGTGGAAATAATGGCTCTTTTTATTGTAGATTTAGTGGTTATGCACCTTCAAGTCATTATAGTTATGTTAAAAAAGATCCTTACCAAGAATTTCCGTATTTACCAACAACTGGTGATGTTTCTGGAAGTGGTCCACAAACAAAATCTGGAAAAGTAAGCTGGTCAAATACATTAGAAAATCCATCTGGCTTTGCAACAACATCTTTTTCAACTCCAGTTGGTTTTGATGCTGGGACAAGTCAAGCTGATATTCAGCTTGTAACAACATCTCCATTTAAAGGATTATTACAAACATTAAACACAACACAAAGTTCATCTTTTGGATTATCTTTAAATACACAAATTACTAATAGCAAAAACACAGAGAAATTTAGTTTTGGAACATTGTTGTGGGGTGATGCTGTTCAGCAATTTGCTGTTGGTTGTTTAAGAGTGAACAATGGAAGTGCATTTGTAAAAACAAATCCAACTGGTGAATGGGGAAGAGGAACATTAACTGGTGATAATACATTTACAGAATTACTTATTGATGAATTTTTAAGTGGACAAATAAAAGTAGTTATTGCTCCAACAATGAGATTAGCTGTTGGCGAAGAAAACAAAAATCAAACTGGTGCTGCAAGTGGTGGTGGGACAGCTGATAGACCAAGAT